CGACTGGAACATCTGAAGATGTCCATCGGTGATACCAGCCGGCAGTTCTGGTCGCTCGCCGTCTTCCGTTTCGGCGGTCTCTCCAGGTGTGATGCCTCTCAACTTCACGAGCGTGTCCAGCATTTCCGTCTTCAGATCATTGAACTCATTTTGCTGCTGCGACATCCGGCGTTGCTCTGCACGGAGAACTCTAGCCGCCGCAGGATCTGTATCGTCGAGCCTTCTCAGCACGACATCAGTTCCCTCGCGGGGAACCTCCCTACCGCCAACCTCGTCTTCTCCATCTTCTTCTCTGCCAACCGCATCTAGCTCATCCAGCACTGCATCATTGTCGACAGGCTCTTCATCGAGCAAAGTCGCAAATGCATCCTCTTCTAACTGCGTTGCTTCTGTCATATCACTATCTCCGCCTTAAGGTAGGAGAGGGCCAGCCCTCTCAATATCCCAGCCACTCGAAAAGATCTCGGACCGTAATAAATCCATCTTCGAACAGATCATCAAACTCCTTGTAATCTACATCACTTGCGCCAGTTTTATCGAACCACTCTCCTGCGTCATCTAGCAGCCCATGCTTCCTAAGAACAAGCTCCACCCCCTTACTACCCTTCTTTAATCGAGTGGTTTTCGGCGACAAGGACGTCGCTTGAACTGTCTCACGACTCAGGAATCCAGACGCCAATAGAGTCCTTACATCTTCCACTCCTGTTGAGACGCCTTTGTCTCTTAGCATCGACCGTAGCTTATTATAAGCTCTCTGTATATCATCACGCTCATCTACATTAGCCTCGAGCAACTCTGACTTCGAAGTTTTGAATGCGTCTAGAAGCTGACTCTCTGACAGATTCTTCAGATTAGCTCCTTTATGGTCGAATATCTGATCCATCACCCACGAGTAGACATCCTCACCCTCGAATGGAGAATTCGATCCAGGCTTCGTCAGATCCAATGCCGCCTTCTTCACCCCTGCCATGATCTCATCGACGATCTCTGTCGCATCATCAAGAGCCACTCCACTCTCTTGCAGAAGCTTAATAGCAGTGGGACGATTCATCCCACCCTTCCAGAATTCTGAAGGCAGCCTCTGCGCTAGCTCCGTAGACCCTAAGTCAAGAGCAAAAAGAGGATGATCTTCTTTGACGACTTGTGGGGTCTTCGCCATATCCGCAAGAGACTCAGGTATATCGCTTCCCTTAGTCGAATCGTCCAACTTTTTCAGCTTTGCTTTAAGCGCCGAGATCCCCAACAGCCCTGATAGGTCCTCATCTGCTTTCATTTTATTACCTTGCTCGATCAAGTCAACCAAGGTTTGACGAAGTTTTGCTATCTTCGCAGGATCTCCCTCTTCAATAATCCGATCGATGTCACTTATCAGATCCTCTGAGAGAAGGCCGCTCAATTCATCGGCTACTTCCTTCAAGGAGTTATCCCAGTAGGCAGGGTCCGATATATTTTCACCCTCCTCTGGTAAATGCTTAAGCGACTTCTTCAAATAGTCAGACACCCACTCATATATATTTCGTTCTGAAACATCTAGAAACGCAGTGTCAAATCGATCAAGTGCATCTATCGCTTCCTGCGCGGATTTCTTCGTAGCCAGATGCATAAACTTACCAAGATCATCCACATCAAAGCCCTCGATATGGATCTCAATAACTCTAGATTCGGTGTCTTCACTAAAGAACTTAAACCCACTTGCCTGAGCCTCTAACTCATCATCTCCAAACTTCTTTATCGCACCAGTACCGAACGCTCGAAAGTTGTGAACTGCTTTCTTTAGGAAATCTAGCTGCGCTGACTGATTATCCCCGTAAAGTTTATAGCCTGCGTCCGACTTAGTGAAACCATACCACCTTGAGAAATGCTCTTCCATGTCACGGAAGTCCTTAGGTGTTAGGCCCAGCTCCTCGAACTTTGTCACCAGTCCCCAAAAGTTTTTATCTCCTTCTCGCCCAAAACGAGAACTATAATCTTCAATCGCTCTTCTGACATCCAGAGGAAGACCTTCTAGAAATTGATCCATATCGCCAAAGTTCTCATACGGGCGAAATCTTTCTAGAATCTTCTGGGATTCGGAAATAGACTCCTTATATTCCCTCTTTACATTAGCCGCAGTGGACTCCCAATCTTCGAACCCCAGACTGTCTAGCTTCTTCCTAACCATATCCATCGAACGCTTGTACAACTGGAGCTCGTCTGTTCCTAATATCGACTCATCAAAATTCTCCAAGGCCCTCAGAGCCTCCTTAAGGCCTTTAGTAGTACTGGCCTCCATCAGCTCTAACAAGTCAGCAGTTAGACCAGGTATCTGTATCCCGATATCATCGTCTTCCGTACCCTTGAGTTTATCGAAGTAAGGAACGGCATCTGGGCGTCCATGCATATACTCATACGTATCATCTAATCCCTTCTGCAGTTTCTTCAGCTGTGCAGGCGTCAGATCCTTGCCCTTCTTAATAGCGTCTATAATGGACTCAAATCCTGAGGGAAAACTATCTATAAACTCCTCAACCACATCCACATCAACACCATGCCCAGGATAAGAAGATTGTGGCCCTTTAGCAAACTGACCACTAATATGAGTCCACACATCTTCTAGATCCCATTCCCGTATTGGATCCCAATACTGCGACGGCAGCTCTTCGATTTCGCCCTCAGCAATAGCTCTCTTGGCGGCGTCGGACATCTGTGATCCAGGCGGACCTTTTATACGACTAGGTGACCGCGATGACTGACCACCTGGTAGTACCTCTCTAGACGGCGCCATCAAAGGCGCTTCAGCTCCTTGGAACGGCAACGGCGGCGGCGTCGCTTGACCGACATGCTTCTTCAGCCATTCATTTAGAGTCTTTATTTGGTCATCGTCGAGGTCCCTACCCAGCCGAAGATCCTGTAGAACTATTCTCTTTGCTTTATCCTTAGGGTTCTTTCTATATATCTCTGCTAGCTTGTCCAGCGTCACGCCCTGCTGATCCAGAACCTCGACGATATCCTCGGTCGGAGCTCCCGCCTTGAATTGAATACTGACGGAGGGCGTAGACGCGGCCTTACTCGAACTTCCTATATCAGCGATCGCATCCGCTGCAGACACTCCTTGCGTCTTACGGCGCTGGATAGCCTTAAGAAACCTATCCACTCTAGCTGGGATAGCAATGCCCGTCTTGAATAAAGTCGGCGCTAATTCGAACGTAGGCGGAAGCCCCTCAGCGGCTTGCATAGCGACATCTACTGTTGGGCCGAGCGGCAACCTCGGTATCGCTTCCGAGACTCTAGCCGCCCCCATCGCCGCTATCCGCAAGGCGTCCTTCTGCTTACGAAGCTGCTCTGCCAGCGCCCGAACCATCAGCGGATTCGTCTTCTCTAAATACCGCACATAGGACTCAGTAGTCCATCCCTCAACACCAGCGATATCTTGCAGGCCTAATCCGCCAGGCTCTCCAGCGAAGATCTTCCGCTCTTCCTCCGCAATACTCGTGAGCCGAGGACGAGGTACGGAAGGCAGAACAGTCCTCCCCATCGTCGTCCGAGTCTTGTCCGCGATAGCTAACTGTGGGGATATATTCACACGAGTGGGCATTTATTCCAACTTGTCGTTTCCCTTATACTCCGGCAGCTCGCTCATCTTCTTCGAATTAACTACTCGACCGTTATCGTCGTGCGTGTTGATAGTTGGGTCGCTTGGCACAAAGGGTTTGAACTTCTGGCCTTTCAGTGGTTGCTTCTCCATCTGATGCGGGGCCTTCGTGTCATGGTTTCTAGCGCCGCCTACGTGGTCTCCTGCTTCAACGACTCCCAAGGTCGCCATAACTGCCTTGCGCTCCGATCGAGAATTGATGTCGCAACCGAGTCCTTCGTCGTAGTATGCCTCGAATGTGTCGACCCCAAAAGACTCAGGAATTCGTTCGAGAACAGCCCCGCATTCACAAGGGATGGGAACACGACGATCTTCGACGTCTCGTCGCTCATCAATTTTCCTCTGGCAGCTTTGGCACTCGAATGTATAGATCGGCATCGCTTACTTTCCGACTTCCCTTGAGGTATAGTCAAAGACAGGAACGACACTGGCAAGTTTATCTTTCTGTGGCCGAGACTTGCCGTTGTCGTGAGTAACCCTCGCCCCACGATAGGGAAGAATCGTTACCTGAGCTCCAACGTCCAGCAGCTCTCCAACAGATATCATATCGCTTTCAAGAAAACGAATACATCCATGAGACACAAAGCCCTTATTAATGAAGCCTGTTCCTTCAGGATTAACGTCCTTCATAGCGTGCGGGCCATGAAGACCGTATCCAGATCCTCTCTTCTTCGGAGCGCTTAGCCCCATCCACAAGGGACCGTATCCACCCTCCACATCCCCATAAGGAACTTCGTTAATGATCTGCCAAGTCCCCACTGGAGAGAAGTACTTCTTCCCGTACTGCGTCCCAGTGGTATCCCCGGTACCGATAGCGAAGCGCCGCATCTCTTTTCCATCCTCTACAATCCATGCTTCGTTGCTATTAGGATCGATAAAGAGTTCTCTAGGAGATGTTGGATTCGCCTGAGCTTCTAGCGAGTCGACCGTGACAATAGCTTCGTCATCAGGAGGGGTAAACTCCCCAATAGCCTGAGTAGTCGAATCAATCATCGCCTTGAGCGAGCCCTTCTCTTTTTCCAGCCTCGGCATCTTATCGGGCTGCATTTCCTCTGGACGCTCCAGCCTTTTTGCTCTCCTCGACTCATCGTCTGAAGGCAATTTAATCTGCGGCGACTGAGGAGGCGTCTCTGGCAACGGGGGCAGTTCTGTAAGCTGCGTTGCTTGACGCGTCGTCTCCGCTATTGTAGGACGTTGCGTCATCTGACTATCTATAGTCTTAGGCTTCGGAGCATCGAAGCGCCGACTCTCTAAAACTGCTCCGATCGGCTCAGACGCTGGAGGCATAGACTCCGCCGGCTTGGGACGTGCTGGTGCCGCCTTCTGCACAGGAGCCGTCGAAGTCGGGGCTGGCGTCGTTGTATGCTTAGCTACCACAGGCGGAGTATGCATCCGTGGAGGCCTCTCGCCCCCACTAATCGTCTTCCTAGCTACGACTCCACGCTGGTTGTCAATGAGAATCATCTCCTTTCCACGCCTAATCCAGTGCCTACCAGGACCAGGGTCACCTACGTTTTTGAACGGATCTCCGGAAGTACTCCCCCCTGAGCGATTGACCGCGTTCTTGGTCGCGGATGCTACTGCAGGCCACGGACTATTAGTAGGCATTATCTGCTCTCATTGCCTTCTTGGTCTTACTAGCTACCGTCGGCAACTTCCCACCCTCATCCCCAGCTAAGAACTCCTTAATCACCTTCAATGAGAGACCAAGCTGCTTTCGTAGCTTCGGATCATTCTTCGCTGCATGGAACAGCGCTCTTTGCTTTGAGCTCTTGAAGGGCATTGACTTCTCCACCATCTGGTCTCTGGTCAGGCTCATCCTGGTCCCGAAGACGTTAGAAGGCTGACCAAGGGGGCTCCCGCTCATACGACTACCCTACCCACGAAGGACCTCTCCGCTCTGCCTGCCTTCGTTCGGAACATCTCTATTCATCGAGTCAGGCTTAATACCGCCCTCTCCTCGGCCGGTCGTCCTAGACTCTTGTACCAACTCCTGCAGTCTCGGATCACGGACTATCGGATTGCCCTGCTCATCGAACTCCAGCAGTCTCTTCTCCTCCAACATAGCCGTCGCCGCTTTAATCATGGGCAGGATCTCCTCAACTAGCTGCTCATCGAATCCACGAACCAGCAGTCTACGAGCAAGCTCCGGCAAGTTCGGCGGCAAGCCCCAGATCTCTACGAACATCGGAGTCATGCCCGAGAACAGATTGAGCAAGTCCATCCACTGACTCCGCTCCACCGCTAGCGAGGTCGCATGAGACGTGATGTCCATCGTCATGAGATACTCACCTTTAGCCATGTCAGCGGATATACTCAGGAATTTGTCCGCATTCTTGTCCACATTGAACAGTTTTTTCGGTCGGAACTGAGCATCCATCTGCCACATCTTCCGAGCCTTGCGAACCTGGAACTCACTGATCAAAGAGCTCTTTCGATTCTCCCGACTCGTGTTCCGCTTCTCGATAATGTTCGCTTCTGTCGCCGAGTCTGGATTAGGAGTCCGTCCTGGCTGAGGAGTCCCGAGCGCCCTGTCGAACATTGCCATCAGAGTGTTGAGCATCTCACCCTTCTCTGGCGGCACTTCATGGAACGGCAGCGGCATGATCGCCTTGCCAATCGATGAGTCCATCAGCCCAGGCACCTCAATAACCGATCCATCCGGCGCATTAATAAGCTGCTGAATCTTCTCCGTATTCAGGCCGGAGGCCGGATCGACCACCCAGATATTCTTCTGCTTCCGAATGACTGAAAGGTTAGCGTCGAGGACTTCATTGACGAGAGCCTGAACTGTATCACCACCACCTAGAAGTATCGTTGGCTTATGAAACCATCTTCGCAAGCCGGGAGTAAAACTGAGCGTCTCCACCGGATAATCGTCGAGGCGGTCATAAGGCCACTCTTCCTCATAATTCAGAAACTTCTCGCTGCCCTCTGCAATGTTCAGCACAATGTCTCGATACTTCCCCTGCCCAACTGGGAAGTTCTTTGCCCACAGCTCCCACCCTCTCACCATGTCGAATCCGTCGTAGTCTGCCCCATCCTCCTTGGATGGAGAATCGAGCCACCGACTAGGCTTCAGATCCTTCGTATTCTCAAAGTTCGGATCTCCCTGCACTTCTTCCAGCGGAAGCTCCCAACCAAAGGCGCACCATCGTGCGTCCTGTGGCCCTTCCATGCTCATCAGATCTGTAATAAACTGATCCGACGGCCACCATATACCAAAGGGGCTCTCATGATGTACATTCGTGTTAGGATCAGGACTCTTCCTATCTAGAAACGCTTTATGTAGATCAACATGAGATTGAACTACTCCCTCCACAGCGGAGGCTATATCCTCACTCATGCCGAGGAGCCCACCTTGGAGGATCTGCGTGTGGACGTCTATGTGGTGACGATGGTCTTGATCTTCCTCGACCCTGGTCACTTCACCTACGGCCAGAAAAAGGTTTTCCTCCAGGGGGTCCTCGAACACGAGTTCTGCGCCCACCCCCGGCTGGAGTAGCTCGTGTCTTGCACGCTCCATATCCTGAGTGTAGCCCAGCTTCGCCACCCCATAAGGGAAGAGAAAGGCGCTCAAAGCGACTCGCTCATCCACACGGAGTTGGTTCGTCTCTCGATACCGGTAGTTCACAATCTTGCTCTGACCCTGAGCCATATTCAAACTTTGTGGGTCGCTCGGATCAACAGGCAGCGATGCTCGCCGATCCTCAGCAAAGCTCTGGAAAACAGGCTCTCTATCGAGCATGTTCGAAAGGCTCTGATCAATGTAGCCATAGACAATCCCGGACTTGGTTCGAGCAGTTACCTCATCCTGACTCATCGGACCGCCTGCAGACGCTTCCCTAGCCGTCGTCGGCTCGTTGTAGTACTGATCCGCTAACGTCTCGCTCGCTGCAAAGAGCGGCTTCAGCTGCCCGACCGTATAGTCAATGCGGGTCGACCAGAACTTAACTCTCTGATCCTCGCGTCGTGGATAGCTCATTTAGTCTCTAACTCATTCGTTAGTCTACGTAAGACTCTGGCCACTCTATGTCGCCTACGGGCGCTAACATCGGCGCTTCCTTCACTGGAGCAATCCCCGCTCTTCTAAGAGCGCTCCTATGCATCAGATCATCGAAGGTGTGGGAAGCCTGCGTCAAGACCGGAATACCAATCTCAGGCACCGGCTCTGCCTTCTGTCCTCTTAGCTTATTCAGCTGCATCCCGATCAGAGTCAGCGCATCAACTTGGTCATCGTACCGACCACGGGGAAAGCGACTTAACTCATGCTCAAGCGGACCCAGCCACGGAGCACTCATAGGCACATGCACATATCCCATCTGCATTGCGCCAGCTATTGATCCAGCTCGATCAGGAGAGTCCTTGCTGCCAAAACCTGCGACTGATACGTCTTGGAGAATGGTCCAAAGCTTCTCGTCCTTCATACGCTTCCTCAGGACTGGACCAATCGCCTTACTCAAAACTACCCGCTCATTAAACCACTTAAGCGGCTTTCGCTTCTCGTTCTTCATCAGCTGCAGACAAGCCTCGACTCCATCGATTATATCTGTCTGCTCTCGAAACAAGTCCGTGAGGTAGATATGACCACGCTCACACACTCCAAACACCAAGTGGACAGTGTAATCTCCACTACCCTTTGTCAGTGCCCAGTCACTCGTTCCGTAGAAGGTCAGCCCTCTCGGCAACTTGTTCGGCTCGTATGGCATCAGCCAATCGGGCTTGAACAAATCTCCCTCGTCCGAGATGGGCTTCTGTTGGTGGAGCGCCTGGAATAATTGAGGGCTCCTGGCTCGGATAGCGTAAAGCTCCTCCAACGGACGCCGGTTAGGCCCATCTGGGAGTAAGGGTTCTCCCTCTTCCCTTCCCAAGGGATCGCCTGCTTCGGCAATAGATGGAATCGAGAGGATTTCCCAGTCCTCTTCTCCGGCGTCGTTCAATTTCTCAACTCGACCACCTATGTCATCGTCATGCCATCTCTGCATGATTAGAACAACAGACCCGCTTCCATCCTTGTAGCTTCGCAAACGGTTAATAAGGACTGACGCATACCAATCCCATACGTTCTGTCGATGCTGTAGGCTACGAGCTTCATCTGCATTCTTGAACGGATCGTCGATAATAGCGATATGAGCGTGGAATCCAATGATACCGCCTGCGACACCGCTCGCCTTGTAACTACCACCTTCTGTCGTCTTCCATGCATCTGCTGCAGCTGCGCTCTGGCTAATCTCAGTCCCAGGAAACACTAGCGCATAGCGCGGGTCCTGAATTATATCCCGAGCAACAGCACCAAACTCCGACGCCTTCTCCTTATTATAACTACCCTCGATAAGCTCAAAGTTCGCGTTCCTACCCATGACCCATGCTGGGAATAACTCACTGGCTAGACGACTCTTCCCTGTCGCCGGAGGGATGAAGATCGCCAACCGTCTACAGCGGCCGGCCTCTACATCCTCTAACTTCGATCCGATCAGCTCATGAACCTCGTACGGCTCGTAGGTTGGGTCAACGAACTTGGCAAAGTCGATCAGTCCCTTTCGAGCCTTATTCAATTTGATAAGCTCACGAGCTACCTCGAGAGGTCTAGCGACTCCAGCCGGAGGCTCGTGCTCACTTGGATCAAAGCGCTCGGCAGCTTCCTCCAGAGCAGCTTTCTCCAGCTCAGCAGCTTCCTCACGGCCCTCTCTCCTCGCATTCAGGAGCTTCCTGACTTCTTCGTTCTTCACCCTGCAGGCTCCGACTGCTCGATCTCAAGAGCTTCAGATAGCTCCAGTCTCTCCTCGTCAGAGAGCTCAGAGAAATCTGCTTCAACAGCTTCGGGATGCGTACTGGCCATTCTATCTAGCAACCCCACCAGCGCTCCGGATGTGGCCTCACTGAGAGAGTGGGTAACAGTCTGGTCAACCTCTTTCCGCTCTGTGTAGCCACGATTCTTCCCGAGTGTCTGTAAGACTTTCCAGCTGTAGGTCAGATCTCCGTTCTGCACTGCTCCAAAGATATTGTCTTCTGCACTATCGACAATGCCCTCTCGGAAGCTATCCATAATCTCAGTCAGGACTGCCGATCGACCGATATGATATACCACAGCCTGTCGACTGCTATAGCCAAGATCCAAGGCAACTTTTGATACATTCCCACGATTAGTAATGATCGCAGTTGCTATAGCCGCTACTCGATCTTCCTCTTGCTTCTTAATAGCCGCTCGAACATCTGGATCGATGTCAGCTCGGGCACTGAGCAACGGAGCGGAGCACCCGACTTTCTTAGCTGCCTCAGCCATATCATGGGACTCTGCCAGAGCCTCAATCATTAGCTCAGAGCTGAACTCCTGTCTCCGACCTACTCTACCGCGACTCATCTTCAACCTCAGGATGTAAGTTCGAGCAGTTGGTTGTGGGGGGTACGAGCGACCAGTAAACGCAAACTCGCGGCTGGCGGACGAACCTTTGATCACTAGTCATCTGCCCGGCCCCCCACAGTCTTCTCTAGCACTCCCCTAGTCGTCTGGACGGAGACTAGCTCGACGCCGGTCAAAGCAGAGATTTCCTCATCCGATCGGCCCTCCTCAATGAGAGACACGACCGTGAGATGATTCGACCACAGTCTTTCGACTGGGAGCACAGTTCTGATAGCTGTTTCCATAATCCAAATATACGAAAAGCACCGACAGTTGTCAAGCCCAAAGGCCGAAGCGCCGACCGATGCGTCGAAAATATGCAACGACCACGCAATAGCTTTCCAAACTGTGGGGATAATATCCCCAAAGTCGGTTCCGATAGACCACTTAGTGTATGATTTTTTGCTCAGAAATTTTTCATGTCTAAGATTAATAAAAAGCGCAACCGGGGGAGGGTTCCGCCGGGTTGGTCCTACATGGTATCGAGTTGCATTGGATACTTTTACATTATTCTATATCGCGCTACGTGGTACCCTATTGTATTTTGCCGAGAAGACTTCGTACTACTTTGTATTATTTGGAATTTTCTAGTGCGATGTCGTGCTACTTAGTTCTAACCCACCCGATCTCGTTGGCATGGTGTTTGCTAACACTGTAATAATATGGTTGACACACCTAGGGGGTGCCGTATAGGTGATGTGGTGTAAGTGGTTGTTTTCGTTGACGTTAGGTGAGGTGGTCATTTTTTTTCAGAATGTTGTCGATTTTCCTTGACATCCGTTCGATACTTCTCGTGATTCATTGCATCGCGGAAACGAACCACTACCCGATACCCGATAGGATGGCGATTCGATAACACCACTAGCCACGCGACAAACATATGCCTAGGGGAACGCCACTAGTTGACGGACGTAGTCAACTACCCTAGCCACCACCTAGCAATTCGGATAGGACCACTAGGTGACGTACGGCAAACCACTAGCGCCATGACCTAGGGTAGTTCCCTACTAGCGCGAATATGGTGGCATGGGACCGACTGGTGACTAGTACACCTACTGCATGGACCGAGTACGCGGGGGGGTTGTACTGGCATGATCTAGGCGGGCGACTATGCTACGGTGTGGGGGTGCCCGTACGGACATACGATGGACTAGGAACTAGTCAGCATTCCTTGTTCGTGTTGTTGTTGTCTGACTACTCAATCAAGGAATGCAACTAATGTCCAATCTCAAGAATATGGTGACCAGCACCTATGTCCTGGATAAGTGCAAGGCTGGGAAGGATAACGAAAAGGGTGTCCAGGTCACGATAGTGCCCAAGAATCTGTCCGAGACCGAACTCCGCGACAAGATCCGTGCTGAGTACAACCGGAACACCCAGCAACACTTCCGGCTGATCTCGGGCCAGACCTTCGCCCAGATGTCGGCGAATGGTAACAAGCACGCGGGGAACTATCGCCCGACCTCCGAGCAGACTCGCCAGTGGGAGTTGATCCTCAAGGAGGGTCGCGCTAGTGTAGATATCGCGGCGATCAGCAAGACTAGCAGCAACGGTCGGGGGGAGACTCGGGAAGAGTACTTCGATCGTATGTTGCTGTCTGGAAAGTCGGTCGAGGATATTATGTCCGAGTTGAAAGCAGCGGCCGAGGATCGCGCGGAAGCTATGCGCGCTGAAGCTAGCGATACCGTCCAGACCGCCGATGAGCCTTTGGCGGAAGCAGCCGGATAATTGAACCGTCCGAACTATCCAAGGAATGTTGACTAGTTTCTATGGTAGGGCATACTCCTATTGTATCTATTCTCTACTCCCTACTCTGGGTGGGCCTCCCCCCACATAAAAAAAAAAAAAGAAAAGAATAACCTTATCCACCTGTTCAATGAGCAGTAGGGATAAGTGCGCTCCACTGTGGGGATGGAATTCGACAATCCGTCGGGGGTAGGGGGTAGAGTAGAGAGTAGATACAGTAGATCTATCCAACACACCCATCAAGTACCCTAACGGAGAAAAGATGACCCTTATCATATCTAAGGATGGTATGCACGCTATCCTTATAGACGGGCGCAGCATCAAGATTAGGAAGCGTCGTAGTTTTGATGACTCGCACACAGCCCTAGAAGGCTGGGAGCCGGAGTACGTCACCGAGTTCGACCTTGACTCCTATGACGCAACCTCGATCATCGGGCAGCTAAGCTACAGGCCCGATAGGGACAATCCGGCGTGACTAAACAATGGATAGGAAAAGCCCCTAGCCAGTGCCAGCTATGTGAGAGGAAACTAACCACATCCTTTATCGACGGTCGTGTGCAGAACGGACCTTGGTCGTCGACTATGACGTGGGCTATCGTGTGTGAGGGATGTCACCTATCACACGGTGTAGGCTTTGGTACTGGTAAGGCCCAGAAGTTCGTCCTTGACGATAGCGGCGACTGGAACTTGACCATATGCGAGACAGTCGACATTGACGGAGATCGCCCGTGGCAGTATTTCGGGAACCAGCTAATCCGCGAGGTCTTCGGTCAACTCGACGCAGGCCTCATCACGCAGGAGGAAGCCTGGGACAAGGTGACTGCCTGCGTCATTCAGATACACACTAACAGGGGGCTGACTGACAAGTTAGTCCACCAGGCGTTGGAGGAATTGATCCAGCGCACGATCGAGAAGAATATGAGTAAGTAACGAAACTAGCGCCAGTAGGTCGGTAGTTGTCCAACGCCTACTGGTGCTAGCCTACATTTGTATTCCACTGTGGGGATTTAATCCCCAAACTGGAGAGTATAGACAGCGAGGAACTAATGCACCGAGTCCAGATCCACGGAGTTCTCGAGATGTCTCTCGGGCCTACCACAATGGAAGCATACGTCAAGGACGAGGCAGCCGCGATACGCTTCGCACAAGCCTTACGTGGTAGGCTAGCAGTGAACTTCTCCGCTACCTATGATGTTCACAACGGCGTGCAGTGGGTGACATACTGGACCCACGACTACGCGGGAAGGAACTAGGAGGCATAGCAGCAAATGGCTACTGAGAATCAGAGATTCATCTCCGCGCTTCTTGGCACGTTAGTCACCGAGGAGCCAACTATGATGCAGGAGAAGTTCGGGACTCACGGTATGAACGAGATCTCGTACTTTATCAACCAGCACCTAGCAGGGACCATTATGTATTACTCTAACGGGCGCTGGCACGTAGACAGTACACCACCCTCGTAACAAGTGAGATTCTATGCACTCGAACAAGCAGCACCCCGCGAGGTCTGGGTCTGATAGTAAGAAGGCCCAGGCGCATCGCGCTCGTCGACGGAGACTGCTCAAAATCAGTCGCGCGAGCAAGCAGCGCAACCGCAGGAAGTAGACCTATCATTCGGGACCTTGTCACTAGGGACTTAATCACCCCTAGTGTTGTAGGTGGCTACGATTAGTTACAAGGACGGCTAGGCTGATTACCTTTGGCCGCGAGGTTCAACTCCTCTCCCGAATACCTTTTCACACCTGGAGAAGTAGATGACCCCAGCAAAGATTAGAGAGCACGCACTCGCAGTTGCTCTCGATCCTGCGTTCGTCAAGTCCGCCGAGTACGGGACTGCTAAGCACGTCTCGCTATTCTACGACGACGGCGAGCATCAGAGTACCAAGGCGGGTGAACTCTACGGGCAGCGGACGTTTCAATGCCTACAGGAGCCTACCCACCCGCAAGGGATGTTCGGTCCCTTGCCCGTAGTTCACAAGAACACTGCGAACAACTCCGGTGACTTTCACTTCGTCTTTGTATCCGATGAGGACGGAGATAAGCTGGAGGAAATGGCACGGCAGTGCCAGGAAGGTATGCTCGAGACGTGCCCATTCCACAGTTCGGACCGCTAGTTCCTGGGATGCGGAAGGATAAGCCTAGCAACGAATCTGCCCGCATCTCACTCGACGCTCAAGGCCACCTTATCATCTCACTCGTCAAGCCTAGCGGCGAGATCATGGCCGAGTATCGGCATGGCGTAGTTGAGACGTCGCTGGTGACGGAGATGCTTGAGAGTGCGAGAGTATGAAGCCTAGCGCACACGATAGCTGGGTAGTACGCGTGGTGACTCGCGCAGATCCTAACGAGTTGCCGCCTTCCATTCAGTTGAACGGAGCGTTCTTGGAACTGCTCGACCGTTGTAACAGCATCCAGTTACGGCGCGATGGGCTAGACCCTGGCGCGATCTGCTTCGACATTCCTTGCCCAACGTTCGACTTCAACTCTAAGGCCTGGGCGGAGGCAATGGCCGAACGCTTCGAGGCGCTCGGCTTCCACGCAGTACCAGCACCGGCTATGCCGGAGAAAGGCGCTTGATTGAACTTTCGGCTGCGGGACTATCCCACGCCAGCGCATTGGTAGGAGAACGATTTAGCTAGATAAAATTTCTTTCTTGACACGTCGACAATTCCGATATATATTGTGCCCATCGTTCGATCTACGAACAACCTCATATCTAGGAGGATTTACCTATGAAAGTATCCGACCTACGACATGCACTAGCGGACCTCGACGCAGATGCGGCGGTCTTACTATCGCATGAGGAATCATTTCTTGACCTCAAAGTTCGTGGCTTTTCCAGGCCGGACAATGTAATCGAAACTGATCACATCGTCCTAGTCCTTGATCGTCCACAAGATCTATAACTAGATGCCCGTCTATCACGTAACTAAGTCCGTCATGGTCGAGGCAACATCGCCCGAGGATGCGGCGCTAAAGGGAAATACAGAACTCGGCAACCCAGAACTATTCGTTGAGGTTGTCAAAGATGGTGAACACTCGATGACGCTTTACTCCCCAACCCTAATCGTGGGTCTGCCCATCGAAGGAGATCACGACTCCACGACCATCGCCTAGGCCAGATCGTCTGGCCATGCTAGCGGTTCGCTAGGTCTAGAGCTCGCGGTCTTCGCCTAGCGGCCGCTAGCACATTTTAACTACTCACAAGGAGTATGTTAAATGCCTTACACAATAGTGCAGCATAGCGCGTACGGATACAACTATAACCCACAGTTCCGTCGCGGACTAGAGACCCGTCATGTAGACACCAAGGCTGATCAGGCCAAGGTTAGCAAGGCGGGCGGTGTGCTCATGGACTACCTCGAGGCTGAGGAACTCGCTAGGATCGAGTCGTATCCTGCAAGCAACAACGGACTAATTCCATCAGCGCTGGGCACGTTCGCAAGGGCCAAGGTGGACGGCTTGCGTATCTATGTTCCTGAAGTAAAGATCAACTCATGAAACTCGGTGGGCCGACTCATAGTCTCGATCCAGATAAGCCATGCGACGCGATTGAGATGCTGATTATAGTCACTCGACAACGACTGGATGTCAGAAAGGCAACCTACCGCTTTGTAGCTGGTCGCCATCGACGCTTCGACAATATAAGTGGGTTCAGTATTGCCGACTTGGCAGCAGCTACAAACACCGCCGAAGACTTCGCCACCAACCATATGGGAGACCATTGATAACTATAGGAGATCCTATGCTCAAACTCAAAGTCATTCCTCCTGGCGACATTATGCCTACCTTCGAGAAAGAGTTGCACTTCAGGAAGCTCGACTTCCATGATCACTTCGCCTTGCTCGAGGCGATAGTTGCTGCGGGGGATGGGGCTGGGGAAGTTCCCATGCTCGAGTTCATCCGACTCAAGATCGGAACGATGGCTGTCAGTGAGAATGGAATAGTAGAAGGCAGGCCACTGAACCCAAGAGCGAGTGAGCTCTACAATGCTGACTACAGAGGCGGTGAGATCTTCGGCACCGCTATCCTCTTCGACGGTCAACTCATGGAGATTATGGACTGATGTTCTCTAACGAACCGAAGTCTAAGACCGACCAGCTGGTAAAAGATCGCGGATCTCTTTACGGCAGGCCGCTCGAGAATCATAGCCTAACTAAGCATCTGTTCCGTCCCTTCGAGCAGAGATTCTCTAGGGTGAAGTGGGATGTATTCAAGTCCTCGGCGACCGCTGATGCTATTAGCGTATGCGTCTTCAACATCATGCAGAAACTATCTCGCGCTGCACATAGTCCAACTCATCGAGATCACTGGGAAGATATCAAGGGCTATGCAGAGAATATCCTGATGATCCTCGACGAAGAAGAAAGAGCGGACCGAGATGGCAAAGGGAGCTAGCGGCACCTTCCCAGTATACATCTCCCCACAGCTGCTCGCGCAGCTAGCTAGCGATGCAAGCAAGCGGGGGATATATCTAGGAAACAGGCCTGCCTTCTCGACCTTCCTGCGTCAGCTCCTCGAGCAGCTCGCGGGGCCAGAGAGTGAGTGGCGCTTTCAGGACTCGGACGCTGCAGTATTATACCTAGAAGGTCTCGGATTTTCCACCGCTCAGTTCACTAAGCCGCGCTTCGCTCGAGCGCAGGCAAGGGAGCATCTAGCTGAGGAGATTGAAGAGGCTACGGAGAAGGTAGTAGAGCAGAAGCTTCCTGGTCCTCACAGTCGGATCGGGGAACTGACCACCAAGCTGCTCGACAACTCAATCACACCAGAAGAGGAGGATGAACTAGAACGGCTGACTGGGAGTAATGACCCTGAGTAAAAAGCATCGACGAATTTCTTCCTTGACATCTCGGTTCGATTGTTGTATATTCCGATACCGTTTGTATCAGGGCATAGCTCAACCGCCCACTTCTCTTGCCGGAGAGAATATCATGCCTAACCAAGTACCACCAAGTCCAGGGCCAAATCATCCCTTTCGATTCGGATCTTCACAGGATAGAATCGATAGACGAAGATCCTTTCTGCGGGATAATGCTATACATCTCAAGTCCCACGGCTTGGAAGATCCAGAAGAACGCGATGAACCGGAGCACTTAATCGACACAGTCGATGATGAGTGCGACGAAGATCCTTTCCGCTACATGCTCGATCCATATGAGGAAGAGGACGACGAATGACAGTGGAGCAAGCTACTAGTGTCCATATGACTAAGTCACCAGCCACCAAAGCTCTCGGGGCTTATGTCACGATCTATGAGGAGAAACAATTCCTCTACATCAACGATCTGGTCCAGCTCAGGATGCAGATCGACGAGGCAGTTTCAATGATCGAGGACGAGGACCTTAGACAGATGCATACTCTCGACGAGCTACAACAGTGACTGCTCGCAGGAGTAAGCTCGGTCGGTATCTGAGCTGCGATAATAAGCTATGCAATAAGCCTGCTAGAATCTTCCCGATACCTGGAGATGGCACTGCCGAGGTTCCAGAGGCTCGAGCAGCTGCGTTCGAGAAAGGCTGGAGAACAGCCATTGATGGTAAGGGCGTGATCCTCGACGTGTGCCCCAGCTGCGTAGAGCAGATGGCAGAGCTAGCCGATAGACTGAAGGAGCTGGAGAACGAAACTGATGTTTCTTAAACGAGAGCGTCGAGGCACCCCTAGGACAGGTCGATTTAGCCCCGCTGAGTCAGCCCTGAGTCATCCGCCGAGCACGGAGACTGTCAAGTGAGACCTGATCTCAGCCTAGGGGCTCTGCCGCTCCGCTTGAAAGATACCAGCAATGAGCAAGAAGAACAGACCGCCTGCGTACTACATAAAGCGCAGGCCGCTTCACTCCAGCGCACCGTGGGAGATGGTAACTATAATCCACAACCACGCTGACGCTGTGCAGAATTTCAACAGTATGAAGAAAGAAGGCGGTTATAACTACATGCTATCTCATAGCGGTATGACTATAGCATATCACCCATAGACACAAGAGAGCAGCACAACATGGCCGAGAGCCTGATCCATCACTATACAGAAGAGAACTGGCCCGCTTCCCGCTGGCCGAACTTTAGTTTCAACGAGATGAAGTGCAAGGAGACTGGAGAATGCTCTCTACATCCTGCCTTCATGGATCGTTTGCAGATGATCCGATCAGAGATCGGCCGTTCGCTCTCCGTAACGAGCGGATTCCGGTCTCAGCTTCACTCAGTCGAGAAGAAGAAGATCGACCTCGGCAAACCTCATGGCAGTCACCCACGCGGGGTAGCTGCTGACATCGCAGTAGCTCACGGAGGAGAAGCCCATGAAATTCTAAACGCTGCCCTTTCGAATCAGCGCTTCGCGGGGGTAGGTATCAGGCTCAAGAAAGACGGCTCTGATTTCATCCATCTGGACTGTGCCGGATACCTTTGCGAGTTCCATGTATCCAGGCCTGCTGTCTGGGTCTACTCATGAACAAGTATGGAGTGATTATTAATTTAACTTTGGGGAAATAATCCCCGCACTTAACAAGGAAAAGAAAGATGGCTGGTAAGTACGAGGGATCGAGGTGAACTGGTCCCAGTATCAGAAAGATATATTCTCCTACGTAGAGGATCCTACTAAGGGGAACCTAGTGGTTGAGGCCGTGGCTGGCTCTGGTAAGAGTGTCACGCTGAAGGAAGCCGTCAGGCGAATCCCAGCGGACAAGGCAGTGCTTGTCCTAGCCTTCAATCGACACATCAGAGATCCACTCGAGGTGGACCTAGCGGACTGCTACAACGTAAAGGTCCAGACGCTCAACGGCTTTGGCTTCGGTGCAGTTCGCCGAGCGCTTGGCCGACCTCGAGTTAAGGGTGATAAGACTGGGAACATATACCAGTATAATGTCCTGAACGGAGCGGACAGCGATGAGGACCGAGCGGTCTTCTACAGCTCAGTCTCCGCAGTCAAGAAGATCACCGCTCTACGTAAGCATCTCATGCTATTCGAGCCCCTGAATACGGAGCTGCTAGCAGAGCTGTGCGACGCTTACGATGTAGACATTCCAAACAGCATGAGCGAATCGCAGTTCATCTACCTGCTAGAACAGGTATGGCAGATCGGTCTCGAAGACTCTACGACAATCGACTTCGACGATCAGTTGCTATATCCTATCCACCACAACTATGACCTCGAGACATACGACTTTATCCTAGTCGACGAGGCTCAGGACCTGAGTCCAATTCAGATCGAGCTGACTAAGCGAGCGCTCAGGCCTGGAGGAAGAGCTATCTATTGTGGCGACAGAAAGCAAGCCATCTATCAATTCCGAGGAGCCGACTCAGCCGCTATCCAGAGGATCGAACGAGAGCTCGAGTGTGACTTGCTCCCGCTCTCGATCTGCTATCGCTGCTGTAAGAGCGTGGTGGGACGGGCTAAGGAACTGGTGCCTCAGATCGAGGCCTTTGAAGACGCACCTGAGGGAACAGTCAACGATATCTTCTCCGACGAGTTCGAACCAAAAAGTGGAGACTTCGTTATATGCAGAACCACAGCCCCGCTTGTCGAAGGATGCCTCAAGCAGCTCCGACTCGGCAACAAAGCAACAGTTAAGGGTCGAGACATCGGGGCGTCTCTCGAAGCCTTTATAAAGAAGATCAAGGGCACTGGGCTTGGCACAGACATCGACGAGTTTGTCCACGCTATGCATGAGTACTATGATCTAGAGTTAGATCGTCTCACTGGGAAGCGTCGAACACACGCCATTCAGTTGCTGATGGATAAGTACCAGGCGATCCTCGCCATCCAACAGCACTCCGACGCCACTAACGTTGGTGGACTAATCGACACTATCCGAAAGATCTTCTCCGATAACATCGCTGGTGTCACCTTCATGACGGTACACAAAGCGAAGGGTCTGGAAGCTCCAACCGTCTACATTATCCGTCCTGACTTAATGCCTCACCCGAAGTCATCAGACCTCGACGCCGAGATGAACATCAAGTACGTCGCTATGACTAGGGCACAGCTTGAATTAGTCTGGGTGGATCCTGATAACCGACCGACTGAAGAGGAAGAAGAAGAGGACGTTGCTCTTGAGGCACGCCCGTAAATGCCGTCTAACGCCAGTTGATCTGACCCTTGGTAGGTGTCCCAACATCGGAGATAGGGCCACCATGCCCCATATACGGCCCCCAGAATGGACTGTGGCATGAGCGAACGACCACCGAAACAATCTACTCCAGAGGAGCGGCTCGAAGCTCCGCTGAAGTGGAGTCCCAAAGACCCTAGCAAAGAAAGCCTCGAGCAGCTCAGGGCAGTACTCGAGGTAGCAGTATCGAATGATATGATCTCCTCGACCGATGCTAATCGAATGCTCAGGATTCTAGAGGTAAATCCTTCGGCTCAGCTTGCTCGGCTGGGACAACGGCTTACGCTAATTGAGAAGACCGCGCAGGATCTAAGCGGTCTGGAACAAAGAGTTCAGTTCGCAGCGGAGAACAGTAGGAAAGAACTAGAGCGACTCGACACCCTTGTAACAGGATTCTTTCAGGAGACTGATAATAGTGACGAATAGACAGCATAATGCCCTGATTCTGATCCTCTCTCTATACTGCGGTCTTACCGCTTACTTCCTTTACAAGCTATTCACAAGTTAGAAGAAAGCAAAGAAGATGAGAGGTGATACAGATCGACTACAGATGGCGGCTGACTGGGCTCAGCTATCCCTAGATCCCTCCACCCAGAACGGAGCAGTACTGTATAGCGAGTCCGGAGTACTGATCGGCAAAGGATGGAACCGCTTCCCTTTGGGAGTGGAGACGAATGAGAAGCGATGGGCTCGACCAGCGAAGTACGACTACGTTATGCACGCTGAGGCTGTCGCTATCCTCGACAGTCTAGATAGCTTCACGTCTCACCATCGTAGTACACTCTACTGCACTTGGGCCGCTTGTCCGCAGTGCGCTGGGGCCATCATCGAGTCCGGTATTATTCGAGTAGTAACTCTCAAGAGTCTGCGCGATAAGAGCTCCGATGAATGGGCTGACTTAATCGACATAGCGGATGAGATGCTGCATGAAGCTGGGGTCGCTGTC